GAAGCAGTTGAGGAGTACGGAGAATGTTTTACAGCAAAAGAGCGAAGTGAAAACGAAAGACTAATAGATGCTTTCTTTAAGAACGAGCAAGCCTTACAACTTATTACTGATTGCCAAACAGAAGTACCTGCTATTGGTAATATAGATATGATGCCATTTAGAGGTAAAGCAGATGTATTAGGTAAGCAAGGTATTGTAGATTTAAAAACTACAACCGACATACGAGCCTTCCCATATTCAGCTAAAAAGTACGGTTATGATATACAGGTGTACATATACTGCCAATTATTTAACATACCTTACACAGAGTTTACATTTATAGCTTTAGACAAAGGCACACTAGACATAGCAATATACGACGTATCAGAGGACTTCTACTTGGAAGGAGAACGCAAGACCCTTGAGGCAATAGACAGATACAAGATGTTCTTTATAGAAGATGCAGACCTAGACAGTTACACATTAAGAGGTACGCTATGAAACGATTTATAAGCGATATGGAAACCATACAACTAGCCATCAAGCTAGGAGATTATGAAGATGCTTTAGAAATGCTACAAGAGGTTAAAGAAGAAATGATTATATTAGATGCTTTAAATTATGAATAAAGAACAAATAGCATACGAGAAAGGATATAGAGTTACTAAAGATGGGGACTTGTTAAATCCTGAAGGTCTAAAAATAGGATGTATAAATAGCGCAGGTTATAAAAACACACGAATTGGATTTAATGAAAAAAAGTTATATATAGCAACCCATAGGTTACAAGCATACCAAAAATATGGCAATAAACTATTTGAAGATGGTATTGTGGTTAGACATTTAAATGGTAACAAGTCAGATAACTGTTGGGATAACATAGCAATAGGTACATCTAAAGATAATTCAATGGATATACCTAAAGAAACACGTATAAAAAGGTCTATTTTAGGAGCTAAAACACAAATCAAATATCCTAAAAAGTTTGTTTTAAAATTAAGAGAAGAACACAAAGAAATAAAAAACTATGCTGAATTAGGTAGAAAATACAATATATCAATAAGTGTTATATGGAATTTAATAAATAAACGCAAAGTATTTAAAGATGCGTAAAACAACACTAATAAAAAGTTATGCCTACTTTAAAGGCGAACTACAAAGAGCATACGGAAACACTAACGAGAAACTAATAAACTATTATACAGATGAAATACAAAAACTTCTTACTAAATACTACACAAAGAAACAGGGAGAATATACAACACCTAAAAACTTTGATTAAGAAACAAACAGGAAAAGACATTACAATAAACACTAGACACAGAGAGTTAGTATTTGCAAGAAAGATATACTACAAGATACTTACACTAACTACTAAAATGAGTTACAAGTCTATGGGAGATACACTAGGACAGACACACGCAACTGTGTTACACTCCCTAAACAACTTTGATTGGGATTACAACCATATACCTGCATTTAAAGAAGCATACGACAAAGTATATAACCTATATACCAAAAAGGGTACTGTTGCTACTGTTGAAACATTGACATACGAAAACAGAGTACTAAAAGAAAAGATAGCTGAACTAAAAGGGCAGATAGAAGAAATAGTAAACGAATTAAAAGAAACACGCAGTAACAATATAAGACCAAGAAACCAACAAGCAACTATATACAATGCTTCTGAAACAGTAATAATTTAGATATGAAAGAACAAGATTTAATAGCATTAGGATTTAAAAAAGAAGTTATCCCTGACAAAAAAATCGGTCATACAGAAGAATGGTATTATTATACTTACAGTTTAACAAAAAAATTAGAACTCATTAGTAACGATAATGAGGAAGCGGAAAGAAAGGGTTGGTATGTAGAATTTTATAATTTAGAAAACAAGATACGATTTACCAACACAAGAGAACTTGCGAAGTTAATTACAATAATTGAAAACGCTAAGAGATAAACTCAAAATAAAATAAAGCAATAAGTACGTTATACTAATATGTATAATACTGAAGAAATAAGACAAGAAGCACTAAAGGCAATAGAAGAAAACGAACTGTTGTTTATAGGCGATATACCTGCTTATGTGGGTTTCTCCAAGCGTACTATCTATGACCATAAGTTGCACGAATGTAACGACATAAAAAGCGCATTAAATAAAAATAGGGCTGATATGAAAGTCAAGATGCGTAAGAAGTGGTATGAAAGCGACAACGCAACATTACAAATAGGGTTAATGAAACTGATTAGTGATGATGATGAAGCACACAGATTGAATGGTACAAAGCGAGAGATAAAGCACGACACAAAACAAAAGAGTTTTAAGGTAGAAGTGATTGACCACAATACAAGTAAATAAAGTATACAACCATCTAACCAACTCTAATAGGAAGATAACCTTAGAGATAGGTGGAACGAGAAGTGGTAAGACATACAATGTACTGCTATGGATAATTCTACACTATTGCCAACACAACGAGAACAAAACGATTACTATATGCCGTAAGACATTCCCTGCTGTTAGAGCAACTGTGATGCGAGACTTCCTAGAGATACTCAAACGTATGGACTTATATAGTGAAGAACACCACAACAAGTCAAACCACGAGTATAGACTAGACAGCAACCTTATAGAGTTTATATCATTAGACCAACCACAAAAAGTAAGAGGGCGTAAAAGGGATTTATTATTTGCCAATGAGATGAACGAACTGACGTTTGAAGATTGGCAGCAGTTAGTATTTAGAACAACCGATAAAATAGTAGGCGACCTAAACCCTTCTGATGAATATCATTGGATATGGGAGAAGCTAGAACAAAGAGATGATGTAGAAATATACAACACTACTTATTTAGACAATCCATTTTTAGACGAAAGCATAAGAAGCGAGATAGAACTACTAAAAGAAACAGATGAAACATATTGGCGTATATATGGACTTGGGCAAAGAGCAATATCTAAAGCAACTATATTCAAGTACACAGAGATTGATAGCATACCTGACGATGCACAGCTTGTGGCTTATGGGATGGACTTTGGATTTAACGACCCTACTACATTTATTGCAACATACAAGAAAGACCACAACCTCTACTTTAAAGAACTTCTATATAGGTCAAAGATGACCACAGAGGACATACATCAATATCTAAAAGGAGTGGAGGTATTAGGAATGACTTATGCTGATAGTGCAAGACCTGAAATAATAGAACAGCTGCGGAGGTACGGACACAAAGTAATGAAATCATATAAGGGTGCTAATTCTGTACTAGCAGGGATAGACTTACTAAAAAGATATAAGTTGCACGTAACAAAGGATAGCGAGAATATGATAAAAGAGTTTAGAAGCTATAAGTGGAAAGAAGATAGAGCAGGTAGAATAACTAACGTACCAGAGGATATGTTCAACCATACATTAGATGCTGCACGTTATAGTTGTTACTCTATATTAAGTAAGCCTAACTTTGGTAAGTACTATATTCATTAAGAAGCGTTTAGCTTATTTTATTAAAAAAACTTTATAAACATTTGGTTAATTAAAATATTTGTGTATATTTGCTGTATAAATAACAAACATTATGACACTTAAATTCGGAAAATTCAAAGGAACTAAACTACAAGACACACCACAATGGTATCAGGATTGGTTATCAAAACAAGATTGGTTTAACAAGACTAAACCGCAGAAGCCACTACACCAACAGCTAAATGGTTGGAATGGATATAGTAGAAGAGGACAGGCTATATATGATGCTATCTTTGAACAGGAAAAAGCGCAAGGACTTAAAGAAATGTGTAATGAGGGTATTTGCAGTTGTTGTGAAGATAGTATATATTACGGAATATAAAACAAACAGGGGGAGCAATCCCCCTTTAAAACAAACATTATGAGAAAAATAGAAAACTTTATATTTGACACAATAATATACGTAGCTGCTTTTGGATTAGTATGTACATTCTGCCAACTGTGCGCACACGCTGATAAATGGATGGGGTTATGAAAGGTTTAGAAGATTTAGAAAAATTAGCACCTGCATTTACTGAATATCTATTAACTTTAGAACTGTTAACACGAACACATTTGTCTAAAAGAAAGAGCAGTAATTTAAGACACACTTTACGAATATTAAATTACATCACAGAAGATTTATACGAACAAATAACAAACGAACAATGATAGTAGAAATAGGAAACAAACACTTTAAAGATACAGGCGAAACAAGGTACGAGGTTTATTGGAATGAAACCTTTGAGGAGTGGACACCTGTACTGTGGAACGAAGAACAAGAGATGGAACAAAGGCTATCTAATGCAGTTGGCGAGATAGGTAAACTAATAGGCAAATGAAACTACACAAGCTACACACAGGAGTTATAATAACTCACATAGACATAGGGGATGGTATAAGCGTAAAGGCTAGGCATCCTAAAGACAAGGATTATATAGTGTGGGATTTACTATACAAAACACAAGAATTTTACAGAGGGCTTTTATAGCCCTTTTTTTATTTCCTAAAAACCTGCTTTATATACGTTATATTTATATGAAGTATGAATTAAACGTACCTACAAGTCTTAACGAGATAACACTAGGGCAATACCAACAGTATCTAAAGCTACCTGAAGGCTTAACTGAAAACCAAGTAGCACTTAAAATGGTAGGCATCTTTTGCAATGTGCCTGACACAGTTGTAAGAAACATTAAAGCTGCTGACATACAAACAATAGTAGCAACGCTTACAAAGATGTTTGATGAAACTCCTGCACTAACAAGAGAGTTTAAACTAGATGGTAAACGCTATGGCTTTATACCCAACCTAGACAATATGTCTTTTGGGGAATACATAGACATAGATACATACTTGGGAGATTGGGATAACATAGAGAAAGCTATGGCAGTCCTTTACAGACCCGTACAGGGCAAATACGATAAACTATATAACATAGAGCCATACGAAGCTAAAGATGCTTTAGAGTACAAGCATATGC